ACAACAAAGGAGAATATATGATGAGCAAGCGACAACATAAGAAGCTGATTAAGATGCAGAATAAGTTCGGCAAGGATGCTGGTAAGACTATTTGGATTGTTATGAAGAAGAATGGAGAATTGTGATACAGAGGAAGATCCAAAAACAGAAAGGTAAAAACAAATGCATGAAAGAAAGAATCGTCCACGTAAGGGGCGTCGTAAGGTAGGTTCAAAGAAGCGTCGAGCTCGTCGTAATCGAAAGCGATAAAGGAAAAGAGATAGACAATGGTAAAAGAATTCAATCTAGAAGAAGTTAAGAACTTTATTCGTGATAGCTCTGAATCATCTTCAATTTATATTGGAGCAGATTCAGAACGATATCGTGGTCGTAATGGCGAATGGTATGCAGACTATACAGTCGCTATAGTTGTTCATAGAGATTCTTCTCGTGGTTGTAAGGTCTTTGGTAAGGTAGATACTGAACGCGATTATGATAAGCGCCACGATCGTCCTTCATATCGTTTGATGAACGAAGTATATCGCGCATCTCAGATGTATATGGACCTATTTGATACCATTGGTAATCGTCACGTCGAAGTTCATTTGGATATTAATCCGGATGAAATGCACGGTTCATCTTGTGTTATTCAACAGGCTACTGGATATATCCGTGGTATGTGTGGATTTGCGCCAAAGGTAAAGCCGGAAGCTTTCGCAGCGAGTTATGCTGCGGACCGTCTGAAAGAAATTATCCAGTAATTTAGATAGCCCCTATAGCACAATTGGTTAGTGCCATTCGCTCATAACGGATCGGTTCCAGGTTCGAGTCCTGGTGGGGGCACCATTTTTGAGTTTTTATATTATGAAATATTTATTTTTGTTTCCAGTAATATTTTTTCTTGGCGGTTGTCAAAGTACAATCGCGAATAGTAATTTTATAAATAAAGATACCACTAAAGTAAGTGGCGTCGTTGCTTCTTGGTATTCTTCCGGAAGAAGAACCGCAAGTGGTCAACGATTCGACCCAAACGAAAATTCTGTTGCTCATCGTACCCTACCGTTTGGGACTAAACTTAAACTGACTAATCCAAATAACGGAAAGTCCATAGTTGCTATTGTTAATGACAGGGGTCCTTTTATTAAAGGGACGGGGTTGGACGTTTCAAGAGGTGGCGCTCAAAGACTTGGATTTATTTCTCGAGGTAAAACTCGTTTAGTTGTTCAAATTTTGAGATAATAATTTGCTCTTAATAGCGACGCTTAAAATAAAGGAAAAGTAATGAAAAAACTTATATTTGCGCTAGTAGTAATGCTAGCTAGCATTTCTGTAATTTCTACAGCGAATGCTAAAACAAGACATAAGAGAAATCATTATCATGTAACAATTTATAAACATAAGCATAAAAAAGCGAATGTTGTTATCGGTTTTAATAAGCCGATTCAAATATATTTTTCAAATGAAAATGAAAACGAAAGTGTATCGGCGTTTTTTATGAAAGAAAAAACAAAAAATGTCGTTTCAACTTTGGAAAATAACAAAAAAATAAATTTACAAAAATACGATCAATTTGATAAGTCAATAAGACAAAATGGTAGTCTAATTAATTTGGCGTCAAAGTATATTGGTGCAACTGCAAGACAACTTGGGCTTCCAAGGAGTTTATGGTGTGCAGATTTTATGAATATGATTACTCATTCTGGAACTGATCGTACTGCTAAATCTTATATCAGTCGCGGTAGCCCAGCAAATTACGGTTGTATTAATTGCGTGGCTATAACAACGCGTAGAGGCGGCGGGCACGTTGGAGTTGTTTCCGGTTATGATAGGCGAGGTAATCCTATTCTTATATCCGGTAATCACGGAAGAAAAGTGGGCGTCGGCACATACGCAAAATATAAAGTTATTGCGTACAGATATATACTCTAAAATATAGGGCGATTCGTCGCCCTATATAACATTATGGGTGTTTGATATCGAATTTGACTTTTGCTTACGTTTAACGTATGATAAAAGCGTCTAAAAGGAGACTAATATGAGTGATTTAGAAATGCTTGTAATTACAGATATGTACGAATTGGGATACGATCCTAAAAATCCCGAAGATATTAAACTTTATTGGGAGGCTATGTTGTCATGAATGTAGTTTTATATACTAAAACTGATTGTAAATATTGCGTCAATTCAAAAATGTTACTGAGTTCAAAAGGTATTAATTATACCGAACTTAAGTTAAATGAAGATTTTACAATAGAAGGTTTAAAGGAAATTTTTCCGGGCGCGAAAACTTTTCCGGTAATAGTTGTTGATGGTTTTAATATTGGCGGTTTTGATAATTTAAAGAAATATCTAACCGAAGAAAAACAAGATAATCGTAAACTCTTGAATGAAGGAATTTAAAATGTTTAATCGAGAAGATCTTTTGAATGATTTGCGTATGTACGTTATTGAAGTTCAATTTGAAAAGGTTAACGGCGAACAAAGGACTATGCGTTGTACGCTTAGACCGGATCTTTTGCCGCCGAAGTATAATATCCAAGAAGATCATAAATATCATAGAGAAAATCCTAACTCTATTGCAGTTTGGGATGTTATGAATAATGGTTGGCGTTCATTTAGAATGGACTCTGTACGATATATTCAAAACGTAAGTCATAATTATTGAACATAAAATATTAGGAGAATTTGAATGTCTTACTGGGGATTCCACTTACTTCTTGATTGCGCCGATCTTAATCACGATGCAATTACAGATTATCAAACAATCTATAATTTTACAAAGCAGCTAGTCAAGGATATTGATATGGTTGCTTATGGCGAACCGCAGATCGTAAATTTTGGATCTGGTAATAAAGCTGGTTATACGCTCGTTCAGCTTATCGAGACAAGTAATATCTGCGCTCATTTTGTTCCTGATGATGGAAATGGCGGTAACTCGATGTATCTCGATGTTTTTTCTTGTAAGGAATATGATGACCAGACTGTTATCAATCTAGTTAAGCAGTACTTTGGCGCTAAGTATGTGCGACCTAATTATCTAACGAGACAAGCTTGATTATCGGTTTTACTTGTGGCGCTTTTGATATTCTTCACGCTGGTCATATCAGTATGTTAGAAGAATGTAAGTCCCAATGTGATAAGTTGATCGTGGGATTACAAACAGATCCTACGATCGATAGACCAAATATTAAAAATAAGCCAATTCAATCTGTTCTAGAAAGATGGATACAACTTAAAGCTGTATCATATATCGATGAGATTTATCCATATGAAACCGAAAAAGATCTAGAAAATCTTCTAGCTGTATTACCAATTACAAAAAGATTTATTGGTAAAGATCACGTTGGGGAATCTCATACTGGCGGAGCAATTTGTATTGCTAAAAATATAGAGATAGTTTATAATAGTAGATACCATTCTTGGAGTTCTACAGAATTGAGAAAGAAATTGAGATGAGTTTCGCCGATAAATATTTTCAAGAAGTTATAAATATCGCTAATGATCTTGATAAAAGCAAGATCGAAGATATGGTGATGAAGCTGAGGAATATCAGAGATGCAGAAGGAAGACTATTCGTTCTTGGAGTCGGTGGATCCGCTGGTAACGCCTCTCACATGGTCAATGATCTACGTAAGCTGTGTGGTATCGAGGCTTACTGCCCAACAGATAATGTACCAGAGCTTACTGCTAGAACTAACGATGAAGGGTTTGACACCTTTTTTGAAGAATATCTCAAAACAAGCAAGCTATCACACAGAGATGGAATCTTTGTTCTATCCGTGGGCGGAGGCGATAAATTCAAAAATGTGTCCGTAGGTTTAATTAATGCTATCGATTACGCCAATTCTAGAGAAGCTTACACTCTCTCAATTCTTGGTAAGAAAGATGGTTATGCAGCGGAAAATAGTAATGTTTGTGTTGTAGTTCCTCAGATCGCGCCTGATAGAATTACTCCTCATTCAGAAGCATTTCAGGCAGTTATATGGCACTGTATCGTGTCGCATCCAAAGTTGCAAATAAATAAGACAAAGTGGTGATGAAACAGAAAGCAATATTTCTGGATAGAGATGGCGTTATCAATCATCTAGTTGAAAGAGAAAATGGAAAGAAAACCGCTCCTTGGAATCTGGATGAATTTCGCTTC